GCGTATTGAAGCTAACCGCACCGCCCGCGTCCAGAACCAAATTGATCGTGCGGCATTCACATCGGCGGGAGTTCCTTGGGCCGCTTAACTTAAATTAAAGGAGAACTCTAATGGCGAAAAATGAAAAGAAAACCATTACTGTAAATGAAGTAGAACACAACATTGAAGACCTGAGCGAGCAGCAAGTTGCAATGGTCAATCACATTGCTGATCTAGACAAGAAGATTGGTAATCTTGGCTTTAATATGGATCAACTAAAAGTAGGCCGTGAGGCTTTCGTAAATATGCTGTCCGCATCTCTTGAGTCAGAGATTGCATTGGCAGAAGCGATTTAAGGTAAGACGTTTATGGCGCTCGTTGCTCTTGATGTGCCTGCCGGCATTTACAACCACGGCACTGAATTAGATTCAGCCGGGCGGTGGATAGACGGCAATTTTATTCGCTGGCAGAACGGTTCTGTGCGTCCGATTGGTGGGTGGACAACAAGAAAAGCAAGTGCAACTAACGCAGCGCCACGCGGCATGGTAGCGTGGGTTGATCACAGTGAGGTCACGCACATCGCTGTTGGCACATACAACAAACTGTATGCTATCAATCAAGGGTCTGTTGTCCAAGACATTACGCCAAGCGGTTTAAATGCTGGCTCAGAAAATGCCAATGCAAATTATGGCTTTGGTGGTCAAACATATGGTAATGACCAATATGGTCAGCCAAGAGACGCAGCCGTGCCGGAACCTGTAACTACTTGGTCTTTGGATAGTTTTGGTCAATATTTAATCGCCTGCTCATCTGATGACGGTAAAATCTATGAATGGCAGTTAAGCACATCTGCCGTTGCGGCACTGTTATCAAATGCGCCGACAAATGCCAGCGCGGTAATGGTGACCGATGAGCGTTTTGTTTTTTGTCTGGGGGCCGGTGGTAATCCGCAAAAGATCCAATGGTCAGATCGTGAAAACAGTAATCTGTGGGCTCCGGCAATAACTAACCAAGCGGGTGATATTGAACTCCAAACCACTGGCAAAATCATGTGCGGCGTTCGGGTGAAGGGCTCCGCGTTAATTATAACAACTTCAGATGCCCACACAGCAACCTACGCTGGCCCTCCGTTTGTTTACAGTTTTGATCGCGTCGGGACTTCATGCGGGATTGTATCTCGTCAAGCGGTTGTCGCTGTCGATCAAGGCGCTTTTTGGATGGGCACGGGTGGCTTTTATCAATTTAACGGCAACTCTGTTCAAGAAATGCCGTGCGATGTTTTAGATTATGTTTTTACAAGTTTAAACTCGGCTCAGAGATCGAAGGTTTGCGCGATTCACAACAGTCAGTTTGGCGAAATTTGGTGGTTTTATCCTTCTAGCGCCTCCAATGAAAATGATCGCTACGTTGTCTATGATTATAAAGAAGGCCATTGGAATATCGGTACGCTATCACGTACGACTGGCGTTGATTTGGGCGCGTTTAGTTCACCCTTGTGGTTTGATGCCGCCGGTAATTTATATAACCATGAGCTTGGTTATACGCACGATTCAGCGCCGTTTTTGGAGTCAGGGCCAATTTCAATCGGCTCTGGTGACAACATCATGCGTGTGAACGAAATAATCCCTGATGAAGGCACGCAGGGCGAGGCTAGTTTGACGTTTAAAACGCGCTTTTATCCCAACGGCTCTGAAACAGAGCATGGACCGTTTACGCTTCAGAATCCAACGGGTGCAAGATTTCAGGGGCGCCAGGTGCGTATGCGCATTAACGGCAGTGAGCTCAATAATTGGCGCGCCGGTAAGATGCGGCTAAACGTCGTCGAGGGCGGCAGGCGTTGAGTTTACAATTACCGCAGCCTGTTGGTGATAATTGGAAAACCTGGGGTAAAAGCCTTGTTGATCGCTTGCTNGTTGCGCAGTCACAGCTTAAATATTATCTGACGGGCGACTCTGCGGCGGTTGATGGCATCATCCTTTATGATCGCNTAGGCTACCCTGTAATTTCTAAAAACAATGCNTATCGACAGATATTAATGCAGGGCGGTTGCGGTNATTTTGTAGCGACGGCAACGCAGACGGCCTCACAGGCAAACACGGCGACAGCAATAACTTTAAACAGTGCAACTGCTGCGGATGGACTAGCAATTAACGGNTCGGACGCAACAAANATTGATGTCACTGAGGCTGGCGTATTAAAAATCGATGTAACTGCGCAGGCAGCGTCATCGTCAAGCTATGTCGTGTATTTGTGGATAGACGTCAACGGCACCAATGGCTACGCCGTTAAGAAGGCAGTGAACGGCAACGATATCATTAACCACTCAGCGTTGGTGACTGTTGCTGCCGGTAATTATTTAAAAGTGGTGTATGCCGTGTCTAACACGGGGCTCACGTTGCCCAACACAGCAGCGTCATCACCTATCCCTGCGATCCCAGCGGTCCAGGTCGCAATCAGTCGCATCAGGCAATAATGTCACTTAGCGATGAGCTCAATCGGTGTAAGCCGTGGATTGTTGCCGCCTTGGAATATAGCGGCGGCACGCATTTATACGAGGACATTGTTGCGGGAATAGTAGCAGGAAGTTTGCAGTTTTGGCCTGCAGCGAATGGTTGTGCTGTCACAGAGATATTGGTTTTCCCGCGCAAGAAAGTGTTTCACATTTTTTTGGCTGGGGGAGAAAAAAATCAAATCGTTGATATGGATGAGTCGGCGGTTCATTTTGCAAAAATGCAGGGCTGCACATCGATGACTGTTGCGGGGCGACGAGGCTGGGCAAGAGTTTTAAAACAAAAAGGGTGGGCTGAACAGTTCACCACACTAGCAAAGGAAATTTGATATGAGCAGCGGCGGCAAAGGCGGTAGTCAAACTACGGTTCAAGAAATCCCAGAGTGGATCAAACAACCGAACATACGCAATATGGCGCGTGCAGAAGATGTCCAGCAGATTGGCTATATGCCCTATTACGGGCCTGATGTTGCTGGATTTACCCAGCCACAGCAGCAGGCGATGCAGGCCAATCTAGACGCTGGTGCAGCGTTTGGGCTAATCGATCCTGGTATGAGCGCAATGGACGGTATGCCTCAGGCTCAAGATTTTGGTGGTCTAAGCGGTTATTCCTCGGCGCCATTATTCGAGATGGCGGTGTCTGAGATGCAGCGCAAGGCGCCAGGCTACGCGGATCAATACGATGATCTATTTAGATCGAACACAGGTCCAGATTTTTCAAGTAATACATTTGTTCCTTTCAGCTACAACGGGTACGGCGGCGTTTCAAATGCCAAATTACAATCAAAGTCAAAATGACCCTGCTGGCATTGGGCCGACGCCAACGTATGTGGATCAGGCAATGTCGCCAGACACGACACAGTTTTATGCTGATCAGCAAGCGGCTGCAGATGCTGCAGCACTTCTAGCGCAACAAGAAGCGGCGGCGCAAGCTGAAAAAGACGCAAAAATAAGGCAACAACAAATGGATGAAATAAATCAAATGTTTCCGCAAGGGTTTAACTTTAGGGGGATGCTGTAATGGCTAATGGTGGAGCTCTCAATATGTCTGCCGGTAACGCGGCGCGCCCTGTAGGTTTAAACAATCCAAACACATTGACTAATGGCGGCTCTTTCGGTGCGCCTGCCGTTATGCCCCAACAACAAATGCCAGGGCTTGTAGGCGGCGGCACAGGCGCTGGGCAAACAGCGGTTCAAAACAACCCCCAAACGGGACCGCCAAATTTTACTGGCGGCTTTGGGCCAAATTTCATCCCATTTAACCCCAATCTTTCGACGGAAATGCCGGGCAGTGGTCTTGGAAACAATACGGATGCCAGGTTCCGGCCCACTTTTGGTCTGGCTCCTGAAAATCCAACTCAAAGCCCGGCTCAAGAAGCTGCCAGAGGTGTTTTAGATCAGGCTGTGGGAAATGCTCCTGTTGATTTGGCAAATGATTTTAACGGCGATGGTCGTGTTACGTCGGCTGATGCGCTTGCCAAACTAAAAGCAGATACGGCAGCCGCTGCAGCGCCAAGTGGTGGTGAATCTCCTTTGCCTGTCGCATATCGTGGCAGCGAAGAACTTGCCAATCGCTTCAACGAAAAAAATCCTAATACTGCAGACCGACGGCCATCGATGCCTACGAAATTTACCATGCCTACGCAGCCGCCACCAACGCAAATAGGTGATCCGGCTGCCCTACCGGATGATGCGCCAATCAAAATATTTCCGGGGGGAAGCCAAAGGTTTGCTGAAGAAGTTTACGGTATTAAGCGAGACTATAGGCCCGTGCCACCGCCGCCATCCGGCAGTCCTTTACAATTAGCGGCTGAATACGCGGCTCAAAACTTTACGCAAGCGCCATCAACACAGACAGGTCAATCTCCCTCTGCAACAGTATCTATGCCAGTTCCTACGCAGCCGCCACCAACGCAAATAGGTGATCCTCCGCAACAGCCTGTACAAACAACACCACCTAGTTCCAGTGCAACTGAGCAAATGATGGGTATCCCATTAATGCCGCCTGGGACAGAGCAAATGATGGGTATCCCATTAATGCCGCCTGGGACAGAGCAAATCTCGTCGCAAGGTGATTCGATGACACCAAATCCTGTCGAGTCTACGGATGCGTCGACTGGTCAAAACAATCAAAACGCGACAGCAAGAGCGCCAAACATTAACCAGACAGCGGCAACCGGCATTAATAACGCAATTGCGGGTGCAACTAAGGAAATGGGTTACCGCCCTATGGGTGTTAATGCATCTGGTTACAATGCTCGCAACGCCTTTGGCCAGGGTTACAGTGCCGCTGGCACATCTGGTGAGGGATATCGGGCCGCTGGAGCTACAGGCCGTGGTTATCAGGCCGCTGGCTCCGAAGGCCAAGGTTATAACGCTGCGCAGGCAGGCAGTCAGGGATTTAACGCAGCGGGTGTCGATTCGCAAGGCTATAATTCTACTAATTCGGCATCGCAAGGTTATAACGCGCAGAACGTGCAAGCCGGTCAGATCGCAAATACTGACCTCGCGGCATACATGAATCCATTCGAGGATCAAGTAGTTCAAAGCAGCCTGTCTGATCTTAATCGAGCGCGTCAGATGCAACAAGCTCAGGCGGGTGCTCAAGCCGGTGCTGCGGGTGCGTTTGGTGGTTCTCGCCAGGCGTTATTGGAAGCTGAAAACAACCGCAATTATTTAGATCAGGCATCGAGGACGGCGTCAGGTCTGCGTCAAGCTGGGTTCCAAAACGCGCAGAATTTAGGGCTGTCGGATATTCAGACGATGATGCAGGCCAACTTAGCCAATCAAGGCGCGCAGAATCAATCCGCACAATTTGGCGCTGCATCTGGTAACCAAACATCATTAGCAAATCAAGCCGCGTCTAATCGTGCGTCAGAGTTTGGTGCAAGTGCAGCTAACCAAGCGGCACAGCAAGCAGCACAGCAGCAACAACAAGCTGCGATGTTTCAGGCGCAAGCGTCAAACCAAGCGCAATTAGCAAATCAAAATGCATTAAATCAAGCTGCTCAGTTTGGTGCGCAGGCGCAAAATACTTCAGGGCTTGCTAA